TAGGCTTAAGCGATAACATTATATTTCTATAATATCACTTAAGCAATTATATCTAAATTAACCAAACATTACTTTCCAAGTCCTAGGACCAACAAGGCCATCAGGACGAAGATTATTAGCAGACTGCCAGTCACGAACCTTCTGACGAGTAGCAGGACCAAAATCACCATCAACTTTCGTACCGACCTTCGCCTGAACCAACTTCACAGCTTCTTTATTATCAGAACGGAACTTGATAACCTCACCGGGATAAGGGTGGCTCTGAGAGGCTTCTGGAGCCTTCTGAGGGGCAGGTGCGGGAGCAGGTGTCGGAGCGTCTGCTTTACAATCACAATCCTTAGCGTGCTTATCCGAACCCGGACCCCAAATACCATCAACATGCTGATCATGCTCTGCCTGCCAAGCCTTAACAGCAGCCTCAGTCTTAGGACCAAAATCACCATCTACTGGCTGCGCACCAACAATACGCTGCACTTCTTTCACACCATCACCTTTAGAACCGCGCTGGAACCAAGGCGACTTCCCCGCCGGAGCAGTCGAAGTCTTAGCAGCAGGCTTTGTCTTAGGCACAGCCTTACCCAACAAATCTTCAAAAATCTGCTCATAATAATTAGGATTATCAGCATACTTATTCCCAATCTCAATATGCACCCAATCACCGCCCGGAGCGCCACTAAAAGCACGCTTATCATAAACTCTCCAAGCATTACGATCACACATCCAACCACGCCCATAAGGCTTCGGATAGTAATCATAAATTGCCTCAATATCAAGAACATCAGCATTATCAGCCAACCAATCCATCATACGGCAAGCATCCTGATAACTACCAGTACCGCGATAAGGGGCACCTCTCCAAGACAAATCACCTGCCCTACCAGTAGCGTGAACAGAAGGGCTACTCTTACCACGCTTATTTCTAACAGCAAAAGTGCCATTATTCCAAAGCCCAAAATGGGCTTCTAAAAGATCAATGAGCATTTCGAAACCGGCTCTCTTACCCGAAGCCGTCTTATCATACCCAGTATAAGGTCTATTCATAGTATTACTCCTTTTCTTATATTTTAGTTTATCAAGCATAAAATATCAAAACTCGTTAAAGACTTCAATGTCTTCAGCATCATACTCTTCAATCTGCTTTCGCAGTTCTGGACCACCAAAAGAATCATCCGAAAGATCCATATGATGTTTCTGCCACTCTTGATTCTTACTAGTCATAAAATCACCCATCTGTTGATTCTCAATGAACGTAGAAATAATAGTCTTATTTCCAGACAACGGAACCTCACCAAGATGAGGGAACAAATGATTCGAAGGGAAAATGACAACTCGTCCAGCTTTAGGATTCACAGCAACTTTCTGGTTAGGAAAATAAGTAGCACCCCCCACCTCAACATCATTCAAATACAAAATAATAGTTACATACCTGTGAGCAACCGGCATATAAGGACCACCATCATAATGCTCATCATAAAACCCCTCACCCTTTAAATACGTTTGAACCTGATAAGACGAATCACGCAAAGGCGCAAGATTGCTTTGCATCTGATGAAAATTCAAAGTGTACTCATTGATAATCCCACCCAAAGCGTTAGCAATATCCATCTCATGCCAACCGTTAGCAAGGGCAATATCTTCACCCATGATACCAGTTTCAATGCGAGTATCCCAAGTGTTTTTAACACCCGGCATCACACCACCAACAGTAACACCCCTCCAAATCTTACCTTCATCAACAAGACGTTTCCAGTTCAAATTTAAAGTCTGCATAATTTCAGCACAGTACTCTCTGCTGACATAATTATCATAAATGCCGATCCCCCCTTCCCACCCCAAAGGATAGAACCGCGCAAGGGTTTCATTATCAGCAAAAAAGTTAGCGTCAATATCCCAACGCTCAGGAACGGGGCGCACACCCCAAACTGGATCATAATTTTCAGGAACTGCCATGCCTGTATTATACAGTAGAATTAGTCAAGAGATGGTCTTTCAGGCAAGACAATTTCATCAACAGGGACACCGCTATCAAAAAGTTCTCTCAACCCCTGCCTGTACGTCATAAACCCTGCCTTCTTTTCTTCAGACAAAGGACTATCAGGAAGAACAGTCCAATCGGTTTGAATCAACATCCCATGTCTGAACTTCTTAGCCCAAGAAAGCTTCCTAGCCTCAGTCCAAATAAAATCTTCCTCGCCGTCCTCACCACCAGAATCAAGCCAGTCTTGCTCATCAACATACCAGATTGAAGGAGGATCAAAATCAGAAAAAGCCATAGTTACACCTTAATAATATAATTCAACACAATATACGGCTGAACGTTATTGTGAGCACTACCCCCGCCTGTATTCTGACTAGTTGCGGTAGTTGCATCAACAGTCGAAGGATGGCTATGCGGAGCGTTAGCAGCACCAGTAGAAGCAGGGTGGGAGTGAGGAGCATTAGCAGCACCAGTAGAAGCAGGGTGGGAGTGAGGGGCGTTAGCAGCATTAGTTCCATGTCTATGTGGAGCATTCTGAGCAGGAGCATAATGACCGTGAGGAGCATTAACAGCACCAGTAGAAGCGGGGTGCGAATGAGGACCATTAGCATATGTAGTTCTAGCCTGATAAGCAGAGTCCATTCTTACCAAAGCACCCGGATAGAAATCCCAGTTATTACCAGCACCACCATACCTATAAACATACTTGTTCTGGGCCTGCTGGTTGGTAGAAGTGCCAGCCTGATTATGCAAATGAGGCGCATTAGCAGCACCAGTAGAAGCAGGATGGGAATGCGGAGCATTAGCAGCATCAACATTATGAGCATGATAAGCGTTAGCATAATTGCTATTACCATGCCCATGAGGAGCATTCGCAGCACCTGTCGAAGCAGGGTGTGAATGCGGAGCATTCGCAGTACCCGTAGAGGCGTTGTGAGAATGCGGAGCGTTGACAGCACCAGTATTAGAAGTATGATTATGAGAATCCTGAGTATGCGTATGAACAGGCATCTCAGAAACATTCAAAGTATGCGTAGTAGCACCGCCAGTCTCAGCAAGAGAATCAAAAGAAGCAACAGTAGAATCTAAACCAACAACAACCCGACCTTTAATATTCGGCAAATTAAAAGTCGTAGAGCCATCACCAGCACCATAAGTATCACCAATAAGAGCATACAAATCTGCATAAGTTGTTCTAGAAACAGCAGAACCATCACAAATCAACCAGCCGGTAGGAGCAGACGAAGCAGCCCAAGCAACCAAACCACCAGTAGGAACCGGCCCAGTAGGATCTAACGTATGACCACCAAGAGACATCGTTGAAGAAACAACATGGTCAACTTCAATCTGATCAAACTCTTTATTGACTACACGTTGAATCATCCGGCATCATACTCCACACCACTAACAGTTAAAGTGATACTAGTACCGGACTGATTAAAATAAATAGCGTCACTGGCTTCCATAGTAATAATCGCATCACTAGTAATCACATCATTAGCAGGAACAGTAATACTGCTCAAAACCTTATTTGCATCACCAGCAGTATCACCAGAAGGAACAATATGCAAATCGAAAGTAGCATCAGAACCAGTAGTATTACAAGCATTAATGCTTCTCACAATAGCATAAGAACCAACATTGCTAGTCAACGTATACACAGAACTACCACCAGTAGCAGCCCCAATATAAAACCTTTTAGGAATTAAATTTGCCATCCTCTAACCTCCAATGCCAGACCATATAAGTATAGCATTATCAAACGTCACCGTGTTCATTGACTGAACAGTATTAGCATCCAACACATGATCAACCAAATCACCCGAAGTATGATTTTGAGCAGTGGTACCATCATAGCCCCGCTCTTCAACAGTAATAGTATTACCAGACCGAGAAGCACACAAAATCTTCTCTTCATTACTCAATCCTCTGTTAATAACAATAACAAAAGGATTAGTAGAACCAGTAGGATAAGAAGAACCAGAAGTCAAAGGAATTGATGTATCAGTAGTAATAACATCCGCTGAAAGCGTTGTCTCTTCAACTACACCAAGAAACTCTCTTCTCTTCATCAATCCTCCGATCAGTCAATACTGATATCAAGATCACCCGTAGCAATACGCAAAGTGTCACCAGCATCAAGTGTCTTATTAGCCGTAAGTGTACCGTGAACCAGCAAATTACCACCACTAGCAGCATCAAAAATGCCGACAGCAACAACCGTAACAGCTGGCATATTCGCAAAGTCAATATTTCCACTATTCTGGGTAGCACCACTAGCAGCAGCATCAAAAGTTGCTGACTGACGAGCATACGAACCACCACTAACCTCAGTACCCCCACCAGAATCAGACGGTGCCACCGTATACAAAGCAACATAAACATTGCTCGGAGCGGTATAAGCCGTAGTCGCTAAAAAGTGATCAAGGAGGGCATCCTCCAAATAATCGCTAAGATTTCCTGCCATTAGTTATTCTCCTTATAATAATCCTCTAACTCCAACTGAGTAGGGATTCTAAAATTATCCAAAGTCAACAGATGATCAGCCTCAGCCGCATCCAACTCATAGATCCTTCTATCTCTTGTGAAACGAACACCGCTCTTCGTAGAATAAGCAGCACCGCTATCAAAATAAACAAACTTCTTACCGGTAGATGCTGTCGCAACAGTCTTCTCAGGCACCGGAGACTTCTCTGCCTTAGGAGCAGCCTTTTTAGCCGTCTTTTTTGCAGCCGTCTTCTTTGCAACAGGCTTTTTCGGCTCAGGCAAATCAGAGGACTTAACTACATTCTCACTCATAAGAACAATTCTATCATAAGTATCATTAAAAAACAGAAAAGGTGGGGGAAATATCCCCCACCAATTCCGTTAGGTTTGTAACTACAACAATCCTAAGATCAGGTGCTACGAAGCTTAACATTCTTAGCGATGACATAACTGTCAGCGTTTTCAATGTTAGCAGCGACACGCATAAACTGAGTGTACTCAATCGTGTCAGTCTTGGGCTGGAACTGACGGTACACCGTGATGTCACGATGCAGACCCACAACACGGTTGTTCGGGAACGTAAGTTCCACATAACCATGCGACCCAGAAGCGCCGGAGTAATCGCCCGACTCAGCCTCAGGCATGAGCGGAACTT